GAAAAGGAAGTACAAAGGAAGTGGGGTACTGTCCTAATTGCAAATCACATTTAATGTATGAACCTAAAACTAATTATTGCAGATGGTGTGGACAACGTCTTTCGTGGGAGGTAGATAATGAATAGTTGCAAAACTTGTTTAGATTACAAAGAAACATTTAAAGGTAAGGGAATTTGCAAATTGTATGACGAATATGTTAATGAAGATTATTGTTGCGATGATTGGAATGATGATGATGAAAAAGCATATTGGATAAGTGAAAGTAAAGGGTGTTAGGAGGTAGAAAATTGAATAGAGAAGAACTATTAAAGAATGCAAAACCGATTTTATTTAATACAGATATGGTACAAACAAAAACTAAAAACTTATGGAGGTAAAGGATGAAAAATTATTATGTTATTGAGAAGAATGCAAGAACAGGCAGAGAGATGTTGATTACAGTTTTCAAATGTAAAAACTTGACAGAAGCCAGAAAAGATGCAACGCAAAGATTTTACAGAAGTTTGCCTGAAGGATATCAATTAATCGTAGTCGGCGAAACTGGATACAAGCAATATCATAAGCAAAAAGTATTGAAAACTGAATTAGATTTGGAAAGAAACTAATTCGAAATAATTAAAAAATAAAAACTATCGGAGGATTTTAAGATGAAGAACGAATATTTAGAAAGTTTACTTGAAATGGTAAATGAACAAAAAGAACGTGTACCAACAGGAACGCTAAAGATTTTAAGAGCATATTATGACGGAACAAGAAATGGTAATTTTGAATTAGATATTGAAGATGGATTTTTTGAATCAGAATTGAATGATGCACTTCAAACTTTGGAAGCTGCAGGAATAAATAACTTTAGATTGTATGATAACTCATCAGGTTTGATGGCGACAATTTATTATTTGTTAAGAGCAGGATTCCAGGTTGAAACAGTAGAGAAGGTTAGCAGATGGGGAGATAAAAGATATGGCTTAAGATTTTACAAATAGTATTTGAAAGGGACTTCGGTCCTCTTGAAGATAGAAACTAAAAAGAAAAAATATTAAAAATTTAAAGGAGGCCATGAGAATGGCAATTAATTGGACGGCAGCAAAAGTGGTAGATGTAGTTAGCGGTCAAGTAATTCAATTATAAGGAGGAAAAGATAATGACGGTAATTTATTTAGTGGTAGAAGATGGAAAAGATGTTGAGAAAGTAATCAGAAACGTAACTCATATTGATAATACTCTTGGAGAGGCAAGGATAACTCAGAAAGGAAAAGACTCAAGACTAATCATCCCAATCAACTCCATACAAAACATATTTTAATTATAACCCTTCGGGGTTATTTTTTTTTGTCAAAATATGTTTGAACTTTGTCCAATAATATTATATAATATGATTAGAGATATATCGTGGACGAAACCACGGAAAAAAGCGTAGTATCGAAAGGAGAATATCAATGACAAAGGAACAATTATTGGCAGCAGGATTTACTGAGGAGCAAGCAACAAATATCCTAAAGCTTCACAAGGAGGCGATTGATGGACAATATGTAGCAAAACATCGTTTCGATGAGGTCAATGGAGAACTCAAGACAGTTAAAGAGCAGGTAACGGAAAGAGATAAGCAAATCGCTGACCTGAAGAAGTTTGAGGGGGATACCAAAGCATTACAGGAAAAGATTGCAGCTCTTGAAGCTGACAATGCTACCAAGGATAAAGAGTATCAATTCAAACTCAATCAGGAAAGAAAGATGAATGCCGTTAAATTAGCACTGCTCGAAGACGAAAGCGGAAAACCTCACGATGCTGATATGGTTATGAGCTTATTTAATTTAGAGCAGATAACCATAGATGAGATAACCGGTAAAATCACTGGTGGTTTCAAAGAGCAGAATGAAAATATCCGCAAAGAAAAAGCATTTCTATTTAATACTAAAGAGGAACCAAGTACCGATAAGAAACCAGGTTGGAAACCGGCAGGAGACCCTCCAGCAGATGGTGACAAAGGCGGTAAAGGCGGAGACCCTTCAGTATCTTATGGAAAGAGCTTAGCACAAATTAAACTTGGTATGATGGGCGTAAAACCCACCGGAGAATCCGGAACTAATTAAAAGGAGGAAGACATATTATGGCTATGAAAGTAAAAGAAATTGAATATGGAGCGCCAGCTAAACAGATTCTGGCAATTCCAGACCATTACGTAGCTCTTGGTTTCAAACATGCAAAAGCAGATGCTAATACGCCAGGACTTGCGACTTTGGTTGATGGTAGATATGTAGTAAAGGCAGGTACAATCTATCCTGCGAATGATGCAACCGCAATCGGTGTTGTACTCAATGATTATGATGTGACTGATGGGGATGCTATGATGGCAATAGTTATTCATGGATTTATTAAGACGGCGGCCCTTCCTGCAGTTCCATCAGCTAATGCAATCAGCGCGATGAAGCAAATCACATTTAATCCATTGATTAGTATTGGATTAGCTCTTACCGGCACAAAAGCGGCTATCACTGTAGGAGCAACCGCAGACCCTGACCCGGTTGTATTCAAGCTTGCTAATGCTACGTTTAGAGATGGGGCTGAGACCCTTACTAATTGGACAATTACAGGTGAAAATGACACTAAGGTAAAGGTGACCAAGATTGAGGTTGCCGCAGATAAGCAGACGGTGACATTTACACTTGACCAAACAGCTACAGCAGTTGCCGGTAATGTTACTGTAATTCCAAGTGCTTCTATTATTAGCACCGGTAAAACTTTGGCAGCAGCAGTTGCGATTGCAACGGTGGCTTAATATTAGAGAGATGGGAGGAAAGACAATATGAATATCTATGATATTTTTGAAAGTAAAGCGATTGCATCCTATTGGACTGATGTAAACGCGAATATGAAAGACCCAATGATTGGTACTAAGTATTTCCCAGTATCAAAGCAGACCGGTCTGAGTCTTGCATGGATTAAGGGTAGAAATAATCTACCGGTAGCATTGCAACCTGCAGCATTTGATACTAAGGCTCCTTTGAGAGACCGTATTGGTGTTAAGGAACTTAGCACTGAGATGCCTTTCTTTAGGGAAGCAATGAGAATTGGTGAGAAGGACCGTCAGGATATTGAGACTCTACTTGCTAAGGGAGAGCAATTTGCTCAACCTACAATTATGAGAATCTTTGATGATGTTACTAATCTGGTTGATGGAGCAATGGTGCAGGCCGAGAGAATGAGAATGTCTCTTCTTTATGGTGGTAAAATTGGTATTACCGCAACTGCTGAAAATGGTAGAGATATTGCTTACAATTACGATTATGATGTAGATGGCGAATGGGCAGCCAATAACAACGTTGAGCTGTTGACTACAGCTAAGTGGACAGTGGCTAATAAAGCGACTTCTCAACCAATCAATGACCTATTGGATGCAGTAGAGAAGATGGCAGAGACCAAAGGCGTCAGACCTGTAGAGGTACTTATGAATACGACAACGTTTAAGGGTATGATTGCATCTGAGTCGATTGCTAAAGCAATGAATCCTCTTGGAGCTACCTCAATGATAGTTACAAGAAATACCGCAAAGCAGTTTATTGAGAATGAGACCGGATTGACCATCACGCTTTATGATAAGATGTTTAAGGATGAGCAAGGGGTAGACCGGAAATATTTCCCAGATGGTTACGCTACATTGCTTCCTGCTTACGCTCTTGGTAATACTTGGTATGGTACAACTCCTGAGGAATTTGACCTTATGAGTGGAACTGCAAATGCATCTGTATCTGTAGTAAATACCGGGGTTGCGATTACGACAATTAAAGAGCCTCATCCAGTCAATGTTCAGACTGTGGTTTCTGAGATTGTATTGCCGTCATTTGAGAGAATGGATGACATTTACGTAATCAAAGCGTTTTAATTTAGAAATGAGGGATAACAATGGCTAAGATATCATTTGGTAAAACCGTAAAATATCAAGGTTCGATTTATCCTCCTAACACTGTTTTCGAGGTCAGTGACTCAGATATTGCTGACCTAAAGAAAGCAGGGGGATGGGTCAAAGAAGAATCAAAGACCGAGGAAAAACCAGAGAAATCTGAAGAGAAATCTGAATTGGACCTATTGAGAGATGAGGCCGATGAACTCGGAATCGAATATAAAGGTAATTGGGGAGTAAAAAAGCTCACCGAAGCAATCGCTGAAGCTAAGGCTCAGTAATTAAAGGAGGCGAGGTAATGACAGTATTAGAAATCGTAACTCTAAAGATTACAGATGCTACCATTACTGAGTGGGAAAAAGCATTAGCCGTTGGCGAGGTTGAGCAAGTAATCAAGAACTATTGTAACATTGATGAGGTACCGGAAGCATTAAATTACACTTGGGCTAATATGGCGGTAGATTTGGTAAAATACAATTATGAGTCAAATAATAGTGGTGGCGAAGTGGTAGCAGATGCGGCTGATGTATCATCATTAAAAATAGGGGATACTCAAATCCAACTTGGTGGTGGTAGCGGCTCAAGAGCAAAAGTGCTAAATAGTCACAGACCAAACCTTGACCAGATTGTAATGAATTATCAATCACAGTTAAATAAATTCAGAAGGATGGTGTGGTAGATGAAGATAGCGGGCTTTGACTCAATAATTGCATCTACCTATACCGATACGATGAGTATTTACCGTCATAAGAGCGTGACAAATGCAGATGGTACCAAAGGTATAGAGATGCTAGAAGAGCCTCTGTATTCGGCAGTCAAATGCCGTTTGAGCTTTGAATCAAGAGATTATCCAGAGAGCGACTTGGAAGACTCAAACCCGATTAACTTACAGCTCAAAGTGTTTTGTGGACCGGCAGTCGATATCCAAAAAGGAGATAGATTAGTGGTCAATAGACTTGATGAGTCCGGAAATACAATGATGAGCTATGAAGGGATAGCAAATCTACCATTCATCTATGTGACACATAAAGAGGTGGAAATCATAGAGGTGGGTGATGCTTAATGGGATTTGACTCAAGAGAGTTTCAAGAATTGATGGATGGGTTAAAATCTTTACAAAAGCAGCATGAGGTATTTATTAGAAACTTTCTCACTGAGATGGGACTAAGAGCATTAGCTCAAACAAAGTCACTGACCCCAGTAGATACTGGAAACTTGATAGAGAGGTGGGAGCTAAGTCAAGTATTTAGAAAAGGTGATTCCTTATATGTAGTAATCTTCAATCCAGTCATTTATGCCAGTTTTGTCGAAGATGGTCATATGCAGCATAAAAGATGGTTACCAGGCGAATGGGTAGGAAAGAAGAAATTCAAATATATCAAGGGTCATGATAAAGGAATGATGCTGACTGAGAGATGGGTCCCAGGATATCATATGGCAAGGATTTCAATTAACAAGGTAGAGCGGGAATTACCTATGAGGTATGACCGAGCATTCAAAGAATTTATTAAGGGATTGGGGGTAGTTTGATGGTAGGAGAGATAATGGGCGAAAGCATTAAAAGTGCAATATCGTTAAAAATCAGAAGCAGTTTTGCTATTACATCAGGCGAACCCCCAATTACCATTTACCCAACTATCTATAAAGAGCAGATGGTGCAGGGTATGGACAAACCAAGTTTTTTCATTTGGCAGATGGATGTGGAGCAGGAAAAGTTGATGAGAAATAACTACGAAAGAGTTTATCAAATGAATGTTCGATATCATCCAGAGGATAATGATTTGAAACGCTATCAGACGCTCGCAGATATTGGCAATAAACTTCTTGAGTATCTTACCCAGATAGAGGTTCCAATCTTCTTGGGACGCTACGATGCTGAGGGAGAGCCGATAGAAGATATGAAACCAATCAGAGGAAGTCAGATGAGTTTCAAGATAGTAGATGATGTATTGCAAGTATTTGTGACTTATGTAGTCAAGATGAAATTAGTAGAAGCTGCAATACCGTATATGGAACAATTACTTCTAAATTCTATAGGAGTAGATATTCCAGATTCACCAGTAGTCGGAGAGTATTTAACCGGAACTGTTTTATCCTCAGATAATAAACAAATTGCGGTTAATGGAAAACTCATACCACAAAGTAATATAAATTATTCATTGTTAATGTCAGAATCCGCGGTTTGGGATAAACTAATACCGGGGGATGAGATTATACTATTACGTTCGGGCGAAGAATATTTTGCATTGGATACAAAAAACCGGAACCGTCTCAAACCAAGTATAGACGGAGGAAAATTTTAGAGAGGAGAGGTGATATAAATGGCTCAAACAATTAAGGTTAAAAGAGGGTTATCAGCTAATTTACCAGCTTCTTTTGAAATAGGAGAATTGGCATATGCTACGGATACTCAGAAGCTATATGTAGGTACAGGTATCGGAAGGGTTCTTATCAATACTCCGGAATTTACATTACCAGATGTTGGAACCGAGGGAACTTATTATAAGGTTACTACCGATTCAAAAGGTAGAGTTGTTTCTGGCCAAACCACTTTATCAACTACCGATATCGAAGGTCTTGGTACGGCAGCCTCAAAAAATACCGGTACGACAAGTGGAACAATTCCGATATTGGGGGCGGGTGGAAAGTTAAATACTTCGGTTCTTCCAGCAATAGCAATATCAGATACATTTGTAGTAGCTTCGCAAGAGGCAATGTTGGCATTAACCGCTGAAGTTGGCGACATTGCGATAAGAACTGATTTAAGCAAATCATTTATATTAAAGGCAGATGGGGCATCAACATTAAATAACTGGCAAGAGTTGCTAACTCCAACCGACGCGGTAACAAGCGTCGCTGGTAAAACTGGGGTGGTAACATTAGTAAAAGCCGATGTGGGACTTGGTAATGTAGATAATACGAGTGATGCAGATAAACCAATATCTACTGCAACTGCAGCTGCTTTAGGCGAGGTAATGACAGTATTAGAAACCGAAAAGGCTCCACTGGCATCTCCAACATTTACTGGAACGCCAAAGGCAACTACGGCAGCAGCAGATACTAATACTACTCAAATAGCTACCACTGCCTTTGTAATAGGACAGGCAAGCTCTTCAGCTCCTCTTGGATTAGCAGATACGGCGACTGTTGGAACTTCTAAAAAATATGCAAGAGAAGACCATCAACATCCTATGCCAACTGTTATTGATGGAGGGACATTCTAATGCAATCTACCATTCAGATAAGACGAGGAATACGAGCAAGCTTACCTATCTTGGCAGTTGGAGAATTAGCATTGTGTACTGATACCTTTGAAGTATTTATGGGTAGTCCGCTTGGAAATATTCAGCTGTTATTAGCAGGCAGTGTCCCAACCGGGATTGTAAATCAAAGAACCGGGACAGAATTGAAGGTTTGGTCAGGAACTAAGGCACAATATGACGCGCTCGTGACAAAAGATTCATCTACGGTGTATTTCTTAACTGATGGTTGGTTAGGAAATGTAAAAGTTGGGAAATAATTAAAATAATTAAGGAGGAAAGCAAATGGCTGGAGGAACATTTCTGACACAGAATAAAATTAGACCGGGAGCTTATATCAATTTCAAAGGCGTAGCTGAACCGCTTTCCAGTCTTGGTACTCGTGGTATTATGACCATGCCGGTACCTATGAGCTGGGGGGATACAATCACAGAGCTATTGAGCACTGAATTGATTGATGGTAAGAGCTTACCAAAGATTGGTTATACCGCTTTCGATGAGGAGAGTCAAATCTTCAGAGAGGCATTGAAAAATGCCTATAAGGCAATCATTTACAGATTGGACACCGGCGGCACTAAAGCAGCTGCGGTCTTGACTCCGCTTACAGCAACTGCTAAATATGCCGGTGTGGTTGGTAATGATATTGCAGTATCAGTAGTTGAGAACACCGCTGCGGCGGCATTTGATGTTATCACGGTATTTAGAAATGTAGAAAAGGATAGACAAACGGTAACAACGGTTAAGGAGCTTGAGGATAATGATTGGGTAGTGTTTAGTGGTACCGGTAATGTGGTAGCAAATGCGGGAGTCACTCTTAAAGGCGGTACTAACGGAACTGTATCGGATGCAACTTATGCAAATTACCTCAATGCAATCAAAGCATATAATTGGAATACAATGGCGATTCCACAAGATGCTTCTTCTCAGACTCAAAACTTTATCACATTCATTGAGAGTCAAAGAGATACTTTCGGAAAGAAAGTTCAGGCAGTTCTATATAATGTAGATGCTGATTATGAAGGTATCATCTCAGTAGCCCAGGGTTATAAAACAACTGATGAGACAATCTCACCTACGACTTTTGTAGCATATGTGGCAGGATTGACGGCAGGAGCTAATCCTAATGAATCTAATACTTACCACGTAATCCCAGGAGCGGTGTCTATCGTATATCCTGCCGGAGTTACTCCGTATGGTAATGAAGAAATCATTGAGGGTCTTCAGAATGGTAAATTTATTCTTTCCACAAGACAAGATGGAGCAGTGGTGGTTGAGCAAGATATCAATACTCTTCATACCTTTACTTCTGATAAGGGATACGCATTTAGTAAGAATAGAGTTATCAGAACTCTGGATGAGATTAATAACTCAGTGGCATTGGTATTTGAAAGAAGTTATATTGGTAAGGTGAATAATAATGATGATGGTAGAAATATCTTCAAATCAGATATCATCAATTACCTCAATACTCTTCAGAATATCTCCGCTATCCAGAATTTTGACCCGACTGTAGATATTCAGATTTATGCAGGAGAAGCGATTGATGCAGTGGTGGTTGATTTGGCAGTGCAACCAGTCGATTCCATGGAAAAACTTTATATGACCATAATGGTCGGTTAATGAGAGGAGGAAAGACATATGTTCTTGAGAGCAGGAGATACAATTAGCGGTCAAGAAGGTAAAGCAACCGCGGTCATTGATGGAAATGTTGAGGATTTGTTTTATGTCAAGACTTTAGAAGCTACCTTCGAAAAGAATAAGGCAGAGGTCAAGACTCTTGGCAAAAGAGGAGTTCAGCATAAGGGTGTAGGTTGGGCAGGTGCCGGCAGCATGACTCTATACTATGTGACTTCGAGATTTAGACAGATGGCGGCGAAATATGCAAAGACCGGTCAAGACACATATTTCAATATCACGATTGTAAATGATGACCCAACTTCCACAGTAGGAAAGCAAACCGTGGTCCTCTACAATTGCAATATTGATAGCGTGGTTTTGGCAAGACTTGACACCGAGTCAGATGTATTAGAAGATGATATCGACTTTACATTTGATGATTTTGATATTCTGGATAGCTTTGGAAATCCAGTAGTATAATTTAGAAATAGGGGAAAAAGATATGAGTAACTTAATGCAATTCTTAATTGATAACCCAGTAGATAACTTAACAGATGAGGTAATTGTCTCAGCAAGGCTTGCAAAGTTCCCTTTCAAGATTAAGGGAATGACTGGCCCAGAATTCTCAGAATACCAAAAGCTATCTACTAAAATTAGTAGACATAAGAAGGTAGAATTTGATAGTAAAACTTTCAACGAACTTGTTGTTTTGAACCATACATTGGAACCTAATTTTAGGGATGCTGAAAGTATTAAGAAAGCAGGATGTCAAACTCCTGAACAATTCTTATACAAGAGTTTATTGGCGGGGGAAATAAATGAACTCGCTCAGCAAATTACAGCATTGTCTGGATTTGATAAAGATATTGAGGATACGGTAGAAGAAGCAAAAAACTCCTAAGGGAGGGTGATGGCGAAACGTGGTATGCATATTACGCTTTGAATAAATTTCATTGGGAACCATCCCGTTTCGCAAACCTCCCTTTCAAGGAAAAAGCAATGGTGATAGCCATGATAGATGAGAGGTTAGAGCAAGAAAAGAAAGAAGCTGCTAAAATTAAGAGGAAAGGAGGTCGCAGGCGCTAATGGCAACAGTTAAGAATACTATTTTATTGCAAGATAAAATGACTCCAGTTTTAAGAAGTATAATCAAATCCATGCAATCCACTGTAGATATTATGGCAGGAATGGATGGAGTAAGTAATAAAGCTTTTGATGGGGTTAAAAGAAATGTACAAGCGGCCTCAGACGCCTTAGATGATTTCAATAGAGGAATGGATGAAATACCTACCACTTCAAGAAGGGTAGAAGAATCCATTTCCAGATGGAAAAACCCATTAGTTACTGTGGCCTCCGCTATATATACATTTAAGTCAGTTATGCAAGGAATTTCAAAAGTAACTAATGTAGTAGACGAGATGACTCAAACAACTGCAAGGTTAAATTTAATGAATGATGGACTTCAAAGTACTCAGGATTTACAGAATCAAATATATTTATCAGCAGAAAGGTCAAGAGGCTCATATGCAGCTACTGCTGATATTGTAGCAAAACTTGGTCAAAGAGCTGGGGATGCTTTTAGTTCCAATATGGAAACAATTGCATTTGCTGAAAACTTGAATAAACAATTTATAATTGCAGGGGCAAGTCAACAAGAAATGGCTTCAGCTTCATTGCAATTAACTCAAGCATTAGGTTCAGGAGTATTGAGAGGCGAAGAACTTAATGCTGTATTTGAATCCGCACCTAACATCATTCAGACCATAGCTGATTATCTTGATGTCCCTATCGGGCAGATAAGAGAAATGGCCAGTGATGGTCAGATAACCGCTGATATTGTAAAGAATGCAATGCTTGGTGCAACAGATGAAATTAATGAACAGTTTGAAAGTATGCCAATGACATTTGGGCAGGTAATGACTTCTATTCAGAATAGTGCGATGATGGCTTTTCAACCGATATTTGATAGATTATCAGAACTTGCCAATAGTGAAGACTTTCAAGTTTTCATTGGAAATATTACAAATGGGTTAGTAGTAGTTGCTGGTATTCTCCTATACTTATTTGACCTTATAACCGCTGTAAGCTCTTTTATGACAGAGCATTGGTCAATCTTAGAGCCAATTATATTAGGAGTAGTTACAGCTCTTGGATTATATGTAGGAGTATTAACCGCTTATAATGCAGTTCAGGCTATTTCAAATGGACTTAAAGCGTTAGCTACTTTTAGAGAAACAACTCATGCGGCCGCTTTAAAGATGCAGACTGGAGCTACTTTTGCAGCTACTGCAGCACAGTACGGGTTTAATGCAGCCTTGATGGCATCTCCAATTACTTGGATTTTAATAATCATAATTGCAATCATTGCAGCTATCTTTGCAGTAGTAGCAGCTATAAATCATGTAACCGGTACAAGTCTTAGTGCTCTTGGAATTATAACTGGAGCCTTGGCAGTAGCTGGAGCTTTTATAATAAATCTTGTAATAGGGGTTATAAATGCAATAATCCAATTCATTTGGACATTGTTTGTAGAACGCTTTATAGGAATAATTGAATGGGTATTAAATGTAGCAAACGGAGGATTCAATAGTTTTGGAGATGCGGTAGCCAATCTAATTGGTAACATCATATCTTGGTTCTTATCATTAGGTAAAGTTGTAACAAAGATTATTGATGCTATCTTTGGAACTAATTGGACTGCTGGATTATCTTCATTACAAGATAGTGTATTAGCTTGGGGTAAGAATGATAATGCTATTACATTAGATAGAAACGCCCCTACAATAGACCATAGGATTGAATATGGAGATGCTTGGGATTCTGGTTATGCATTTGGTGAAGGAATCCAAGATACAATATCTAACTTTAGTCCTTCAGATTTATTTGATACCAATATACCAAATCCTGATGATTATATGAATCCTTATAACATTGCAGATATAGCCGATAATACAAAAGGGATTGCAGATAATACAAAGGCTATGAAAAATAAAGTTAATATTTCAGAAGAAGATATTAAGTTGTTAAAGGATGTAGCAGCTACGGAATTTGTTAATAAGTATACAACATTAAGACCTGAAATGACTGTACAGTTTGGAGATGTAAGAGAAACCGCAGATGTTAATAAAATCCTTGAAGTAATAGAGGAAATGGTAGAAGAAGCATATGCAAGTGCATTAGTAGGGGAGGGAGCTTAATGGCTATTAGATTTTTCTTTGAATTTGAAAACCAGGTAGTACAACTCCCGGTAAATCCGGAGGAGATTATGTTATCTTCTCCTGGTTCTAATAAGACGGAAGAAATTGTAAAGCTTGGAGAAATAAATCTACTCAGAGAGAAAAAATTAGAAGTTTGTACTATTGAGGGATTCTTACCAATAAATGCAAATGCTCCCTATATAGTAACAAGAGGTCAATTCCAAAGACCCCAGTTTTATCTTGATTTCTTTGAGAAGATAAGAGCAAGCAAAACTCCCTGTAGATTTATCATCAGTGATACCGATGTAAATATGTTGGCATCTATTGAGGATTTAGAATATGGATTAAAAGCCGGTGACCCTGATACTCACTATATCATGACCATCAAAGAGTTTAGACCATTCTCAGCTAAAACGGTGGTTATCAAATTACCAACTGCTCCCACTGACCCTCCTAAAATAGAGAAACCGGCTCCGGAAAGACCAAAGACTGGATTCTCAATCGGAGATAATGTAATAGCAAATGGTAAGTATTGGTATAGCTCATATGGGGATTCACCCTTTGGAACCTTTAGTAATTTTACCGGGAAGATAAGTCATATTGTAGCAGATAAGAGCAGGAAATACCGATATCATATAACAACCCCAAGCGGAGGATATAGGGGATGGGTAGCAGAGAGTCAGATTAAACATAAGTAGGAAGGGGTGAGCAGATGAAGTTAGAATTAATCGTACAAGACAGTAAAAGTGGAAATGCTTGGGATATGAGTGAATTAGTCAATAGCGGGATAAACTGGGAAACCAATATAGCAGAACAGCCCGGCAAATTGACTTTTGAATATATCGACCAGGAAAATATCTCAATAAACGAAGGCTCACCCGTTTCTTTTAAGATTGATGGTCAAGGTATTTTCTTTGGATATGTATTTAAGAAGGGGCGGTCAAAGAATGGAAAGATTCCAATAACCGCTTATGACCAGATGAGATACCTCAAGAATAAAGATACTTACGTTTTCTCAGGACTCACTGCATCAGAGATATTCTTAAGAATCACATCAGATTTTAGACTCAAAGCAGAGGTGGTCGATGCAAGTACCTATGTGATAGCACCAAGGGTGCATGATAATAAAACCCTATTTGAGGCAATTCAATACGGAATTGATGAGACTTTAATCAATACCGGAAACTGGTATATGCTACGAGATAACTTTGGCAAGCTACAATTTATCAATATTAATACCCTCAAGACAGATTTATTCATCGGAGATGAGAGTTTATTGGTTGATTATGATTATAGTAGCTCCATTGATGATGATAGTTATAATCAAATTAAATTAATCAAGGAAAACCAGGAAACTCAAAAGCGTGAAATTTATATAGTAAAAGATAGCTCAACCATTAAACAATGGGGACTATTACAGTATTTTGAGAAGATGGACGAAAACGCAAATGTCGCTCAGATACAAGCAAGAGCAGATATGTTACTCAAGCTCAAGAATAGAGCAACCAAGAAATTAAAATTAGCTGCCCTTGGTGATTTGAGAGTCTTCGCAGGAACTGGGATTGTATTAGGTATCAGTGATTTAGAAAAAGAGGGGATAGCAGCAAATCAATATTTTATGGTAACTCAATGCTCTCACTCCTTTTCAAATGATATGCATATAATGCAATTAGAATTGCAGGTGAGTATATAATGGCAGGAAATAAGTTAATCCAAACAATTCAAAACATGGCAAAGCCCCCTATTGGAGAAACCACTGATTTACTCTTTGGGGAGGTCACGTCGGTTTCTCCTCTAAAAATACGGGTAGATAATCGATTTGAGGTTGATGAGCAATTTCTAATATTATCGGCATTGGTAAAAGAGACCATCATTCATATACCAACTGCTGAGACCTCAATGCATTCTCATACAATACCAGAACATACAACTGACCCCGGTGGGACCGGTCCTCATACTCATACAATTCCAGAGATGACCACTTACTCAGCCCTGCCGAGCATAACCCTCTGGAGGGGTTTAATCGTTGGTGACAAAGTTCGACTTTTACGGGTGAACAATGGTCAAATGTTTTATATAATAGAGAGAGAGGAGGGTGTGGTATGATACCAGAACAAAAGGCTAATTTAACAATTTTAGAAGAGCAGATTCAACCCTCCAGAACTTACCATCTTGATTTGGTCAGAAAAAGAGTTACCTCAATGATTGATGGGCATGATGCAATTATCCAAGCAGTCAGAAAGATTCTATATACTGAGAGATATGCTTATGTAATATATAGTTCTCAATACGGAGTAGAACTTGATAGATTGATTGGTCAGGAATATGACTTTATAGTATCAGATATCAAAAGGACTTTGACTGAGGCATTATTGATGGATAATAGAATCATCAGTTTAGAGAATTTCGAGATGGAAAAAACTGGACTTGATACCATGGAGGTAAATTTCTTGGTCAATTCTATAGAAGGAGAAATAAACTTTAGTACGGAGGTGAAAATAGTATGATTGGCGATTATTTAGATAAATACACCTTCAAGTATTTGATGGAATCGGCATTAGATAATGTACCGGATAGTCTTGATAAAAGAGAAGGCAGCATCATCTACGATGCATTAGCACCTGCGTGCTATGAATTGGCAGAGTATTATATGGAATTAAAAAAGATACTCGAAAACACTTTTGCCTCAACCGCAAGTAATGAGTATCTTGATTTGAGGGCAGCAGAGCAGGGACTTGAGAGATACGCAGCAAGCTATGCGGTAAAAAGAGGTGACTTTTTAACATCATCCGGAAATCCAGCAGTGATACCTATTGGCAGTAGATTCTCAGTGATTTCAGATACCCTTAATCTTAATTATACAGTGACGGAAGCATATCTGGATGAATTTGGAGAGGTAGTGCCTGGGGCTTATAGGATGACCTGTGAGGAGATTGGAACCCAAGGTAATAGCTATACTGGTCCTTTAATTCCAATCACTTTTATCCCAAATCTCAAAACCGCTACTTTATCTGACTTATTGGTACCGGCAAGAGATGAAGAAACAGATGATGAATTGAGAGACAGATATTTCTTAACGGTTAATGATAAACCATTTGGAGGAAATCTTGCTCAATATGATGATGTATTAAAAGGTATTGATGGGGTAGGAGAGGTGCAGATATATCCGGTCTGGAATGGCGGAGGCTCAGTCAAATTAAGTGTTATTGATGCAGAGTATAATATCATCACAAATGATTTTATCACTACTCTTCAAAACATGATTGACCCAACTCCTCAAGGAACCGGTCTTGGTCTTGCTCCAATCGGTCATACCGTAACGGTAACCACCCCAACCGAAAAGACTATTGATATTACCGCAACGGTTGTACTTGAGAGTGGATATACCCTTGGTCAAGTAACTCCATTGATTGAGGAAGCAATAGAAAGTTATCTACTCGGATTGAGAGAGATTTGGGGTATAGCAGATGACCTCAATAATTATGCTCTTGCAGTCTATATAGCAAGAATCAATGCAGCGGTATTGGGGGTGGCAGGGATTGCAAATATAACCGGAACGACTATAAATGGTCTTGCTTCTGATTTGACTTTGACTCAAGATGCGACCACTCAAGAGCTTCCGGTATTAGGGACGGTGATTGTGAGTGAGTGATATTAAACAATACCTACCAAACATCTATGACGCTATATTAGAATTTGAGGGATTGATAGCATCAGAAAATACCTTGTTTGATAATCTTGATACTGAGACCGAAAAGGTCAGAGATAATCAATATATTTTGACTGCTGATATTGATGGTATTATAGCATATGAAAAAATGCTTAATATCATCCCAAAACCAGCCACCGAAACAATCGAATTTAGAAGACAGAGAATCATCAATAGATTATCCATGGTCCCTCCATTTACTTTTAGATTTCTAAAGCAGAGACTTGATGAAATCATTGGAGTAGATAGATATACAGCAAGTATTGATTATCCTAATTATACTCTTTACATTGAGAGTTCGGCAGAGAATCAAGAATGGTTCCATGAGATACTTGTGATGGTAACCAAATTAAAACCAGCTAATATCGTATTTATCAATCGACCATTGGTTTATGAGGAGATGAGAGCAGGAGAATCAATCAATTTAACTCAGGTCAATTTCAATTATCGACTTGGGAGTACCTGGGTATTAGGATTAAAGCCATTCGCAAGTTTAGATGATACGGGGGTGATAAAAGTGGCGACAACTCCATCAATAAAACAAGATTTACTTAATCACATGGCAACCTTTACAGCATCGGATATTGCAGCTGTGAGAATCAATGGAACTTTTATGGTATCCGTATTTGTAACAAAAACGGCAATAAATAACATGGCAACGATAGAGTATGAGATTTCAGAGACTGATGGAATCCCAGAAATTACTCAGATTGAATTGCTTGACTCAGTCGGAACAGTGCTCGCAGACTCAACAGTCTATGTACCAATATTAGAAAGAGTCATATTAAAGCATAATATCTTAATAAAGGAAGGGGTGTAAATTATATGGCTTATAGCGGAAAAACAAATTGGACAAATAATGAAATAGTAGAAGCTTCTGACATGAATCGTATTGAGCAAGGAATATTAGATGTAGATGCAGAGTTGGGGAATGTACAAACAGCATTAGATGGGAAAGTAGACGACAGTCAAGTATTAACAAATGTTCCCGCAAACGCAAAGTTTACGGACACGGTCTATACCCATCCTGCAACCCATCCTGCAAGTATGATTACTGACTTACCCACCGGTAAAAAGGTTGCTCGCTTTGTAGTCGGAACATCAACTGTAGGATGGACAGCTAAAGATTGTGATTATCTTTGCGACGGTACGGCAGACCAAACGGAAATAAACGCTGCAATAACCGCTTTACCTGCAACTGGTGGCGAGATTGTAATACTTGATGGCACTTACAATATTACCGCAAAGATAAATGTCACTAAAAATAATGTAAGCATCCGAGGAAATGGCAATGCCACTATACTAAAGAGGATGTATGACTCAAGCACTGGAGAAGGAGTAATAACGCTAAATAACAGAAGTGGTTGTAAGATTGCTAATTTGCAAGTAGATGGAAACAAGACAAGTTATACCAACAGCAATAACTATGGCATCTACTTAAACACCTCAAGCAACAACACAATCACCGGCAACACCTGCAACAACAATGAATATGGTATCCGCTTATACTCCTCAAGCAACAACACTATCACAGGCAATACCTGCAACAATAACAATAGCTATGGCGTCTTCTTAAGCTCCTCAAGCAACAACACTATCACAGGCAACACTTGCAATAACAACAATGAATATGGTATCCGCTTAAGCTCCTCAAGCAGCAGCAACACAGTCACAGGCAACACCTGCAACAATAACAATAGCTATGGCATCTACTTAAACACCTCAAGCAACAACACAATCACTGGCAACACCTGCAACAACAATGAATATGGCATCTACTTAAACACCTCAAGCAACAACACGGTCACTGGCAACACCTGCAACAATAATGGCACTGGCATCTACTTAACCTCCTCAAGCAACAACACCGTCACCGGTAACACCTGCTATAATAATGGCACTGGCATCAACTTAGGCTCCTCAAGCAACAACACGGTCACTGGCAACACCTGCAACAACAATAACTATGGCATCTACTTAAACACCTCAAGCAACAACACAGTCACAGGCAACACTTGTATTCGTGGCACCGGCTTAACAACGGACTACACTGCGAGTCAGCATACAATACAGCTCAGTGGGACAGGTAACAGCTATAACCTGATTGCTATGAATAACTGTATGGGCAAAGCTGTTACAAACGGGGGCGGTACAGGCAACACACTTGTTAACAATAAGTTCGATGCAACATAAGGAGGGGCGGATATTGGTAAGATAGCAACTTCCACTGATGGTACTACATGGACCCAAAGAACGAGCAACTTCGGTACCACTATTATACTGGGTGTATGCTATGGTCAAGGAATGTTTGCGGCTGGTGGAGATGATGGTAAGTTAGCAACTTCAGCAAACATACATTAGACTAGAAAGATATGTAGGAATTTATTATTAGATAGTGATATAATATTGCCTAATGGAGCGATGAGGTGAGAGATGGACAAAGAAATTTGTATAGAAAAACATAAAAGAATAGATGAGTGTTTGGAAACTCTTAATAGAAGGCTAAACAATCATTCTGAAAGACTGGACAAGGTTGAGCAGTACCAAAACCGTGTAGAAGTGCAAATTGAGAACCTATGTAAGAAAATAGACAGTCTAATATCCTCAATGCGCTGGAGTATGGGTGTGTTGGTTACAACGCTGATTGGTTTCTTGATTTGGTATATACAAAAATTATAGGAGGTAAATATGGAAGATATAAAACAAAGAGAATTAACATTCACGCAGAGAGCAGCAAGGTTACTAAGTGTAAAAAGTTTGGTTACTGTTGTTCTCACAGGAGTATTTGCTTATTTATCAATAGTAGGTACGGTGACTGCTGAACAGTTTCAAACTATCTTTACTGTTATTATCAGCTTCTATTTTGGTACTCAAGCTAAGAAGGAGTAATTTTATGAAAATAGCAAACGGAATAGTTGATACAGCTATTCAGCAAATAATTCCTATTACTAATACTAAAGCACGACCAAGACATACGATGACTGCTGAATTTATAACAATACATAACACGGCTAATGCTGGAGCAACAGCAAAGCAAAATGCCGATTATGTTGTCAATCAGAACGAATACAAATCGTGGCATTTTACAGTAGGAAATAACGAGATATATCAACACTTGCCTATAACAGAGAGCGGTTGGCATGCGGAAGACGGTGAACATGGATATGGCAACAGAAAATCAATAGGTATAGAAATAGCAGAGGTTTACGGTGCTGATAGAACGGCAATAAAATTTATAGCAGAATTGATTAAAGCTACTGGAATTAGCATTGACAAAGTTGTTTCTCATAAAAATTGGAGTGGTAAAAACTGTCCAAGATTGATTCTTCCACATTGGGATAGTTTTATTGAGGATATAAAAGCGGAGTTAGGGGTTGAGGAAGTGAAAAGTGAAATTAGGTATAAAAAATACAATGACAGAATCCATGAACTGAGAGGGGAAGTTAAAGATTTAGTAGTCGATGTTGTCGATAAAAGAATCTGGGATATTACAGAGTTTACGAATTGTGTCAATGGTACTTTTTATTGGCATCATCCTGACGGAACTACCTATCCTACAAGCATATTGTATCAAGATGGAGTTACATATCAAAGCATTGCTAACCATTACTATGATTTTGGCGCTCCTCAAAGTGTATATATAGCAAATAAAGATGATACTGTCAATATGAAGCGTATTAAAAATCTTTCTGAACTCAACCTTTCAAATATTAGGACGGTGATAGGCGGATTAGGAATAAGAAATACATTAGACCTTACATTCTATTACTCTCCCGTGACAGAGGGCTTCAAGGCAGGATATAATCTAAAAGGTGTTTGGAAAGATTTTTCTGACGTATTAAGGCGTAGCAATAAAACCTTTATAGGCTATAATAAACGATTAAATAAGCAGTATCTAATAGTATTAAAAAATGTCACGATGGCAGAAGCAATAGCAATTATGACAGACAATTCAACTGGGGAGGCTTATGACATAATTTTAATGCTTGACGGTGGTGGTTCAACTTTTATGGATGCACTTGGAAAATATGTATTCCAAGGACAGAATACAAGACGAATACACAACATAATAAGATTCAGGGAATGACCATACCAGACTGGGTCAAAGAGTAAATAATATGTAATTGATTTTCTAAATTCAAAAGGATTTAAGCTCAGTCCCCAGGAATTAGATACTATCATTGAAGCGGCAGTCAAGGAATTAAATTTTATCACGCAGGGGCTTAAAAATTAAATAGTTAATCACCCCTTCCTTATAATAAGTAAAGCATTGGGACTTTGGTCTTGATGCTTTACTTTTTTTATTATTTGTGTTGACTTCCATCTCAATATGTTATATAATATTGGTAAGAGATGAGAAATCAAACTCAAAACACTCAGGAGGATAAGAAAATGAAAAAGATTACAAGGTTGATTGAGGTAAGATTGGGGACGGGGCTCTGGGGAGCAAGCACGGCAGAGCATACAAAAACATTTATCCGAGAGGCAATAAATTCAGTAAGAAATTCAGCTAAAACTCTTGAAACGACAGTAATAACAGTTTCAAATGAGCAGGTAAATGTTTTGGCAAAGGGCGCAGAAAAACAAATAAATGTTCTTGCTCAGAAAATTAGAAATTGTGTTATAACCATTGATGATATTAAAATAGTAGACTAATAAAGGGGTAGAAAAGTCTTGACTTTCATCTCAATATGTTATATAATATTATTAAGAGATAGGGATTAACACTCAAAACACTCAAGGAGGAATAAAGATGATAAGCATTCAGATTAAAGAAGCTCAGAAAGTCAATGGAGATTTAAGTGCATTTATAAGCTTTCCATACGACGCAGAATTGGTAGGATTGATGAGAAAGCAAAGCAGTAGATTCTGGCACGCAGCAAATAAAGAATGGGAGGTGCCGGCAAATAAATTACTACAAATCATCAACTCAGTAAAAGATAAAGAGATTACAATAACCGGAGATTATAAAACATTGGTACCAAAAGAGGTCAAGATACCAAAGGGATTCCAATTCAAAACCAATCCTTTCGACCATCAGATTGAAGGATTTGAATATGGGTTAAAACATGATAGATTTCTTTTAGGGGATGAACAGGGTCTTGGAAAAACAAAGCAGGTAATTGATATAGCGGTAGCTAAAAAGCTTTCAAAAGGATATAAGCATTGCTTGATTATCTGCGGAGTAAATGGTCTCAAGTGGAATTGGAAATCAGAGATTAGTACTCACTCCAATGAAACTGCTCATATATTAGGAACTAAAATCAATTCCAAAGGCAAAGAGGTCATTGGTTCATCAAAAGATAAATTAGCAGACCTTAATAAATTGCCAAAAGATTATTTCCTAATCACAAATGTAGAGAGTTTGAGAGACCAGGATATTCTAAAAAAGGTCAAGGAATTGACTCAGAATGGTCAGATTGAAATGGTAGCGATTGATGAAATCCATAAATGCAAGAATCCATCATCTCAACAAGGAAAAGCAATACTCCAGGTCAATCCAGAAACCAGAATAGCAATGACTGGAACTCCTCTAATGAATACCCCGCTTGATTTATATATCGTACTCAAGTGGTTGGGATTTGAAAAGCATAGTTTCTATCAATTCAAAAAGCATTATTGCATAATGGGAGGATATGGTGGATATGAAGTGGTAGGATATAGAAATCTTGGAGAGCTTCAGAGTAATCTGGAATCATTGATGCTAAGAAGACTCAAGAAAGATGCTCTTGACCTTCCAGAGAAATTCCACTCAATAGAATATGTAGAGATGAGTAGTAAGCAAGCGAAAGTTTATAATGAGGTTAAGCAAGAGATTAAAGAGAAAATTGATAAAATCAAGGTTAGCAATAACCCACTTGCTCAATTAATCAGACTCAGACAAGCTACTGGATTTACCGGGATATTAAGCAGTCAAATCAAAGAGAGCGCAAAACTTGATAGACTTGAGGAGATTGTGGAAGAATTGGTTGAGAATGGTGAGAAGGCAATCATCTTTAGTAACTGGACCGATATGACCGGACCAACAATGGAAAGATTGAGAAGATTTAATCCAGCAATCATCACCGGAGAGACCAAAGATAGAAAAAAGCAGCAGGAAAGATTCATGACCGATTCAAGTTGTAAAGTCATAATTGGGACAATCGGAGCAATGGGAACCGGTCTTACTCTTACCGCAGCATCAACAGTAATATTCCTTGATAGTCCTTGGAATCGAGCAAATAAAGAGCAGGCGGAAGATAGAGCACATAGAATCGGGACCGCCTCAAATGTAAATATTATCACGCTTGTTTGTAAGGATACCATCGATGAAAGAATTGAAGAACTCATTTATAAAAAAGGAGCAATGGCAGATGCTTTGGTAGATGGTAAAGTAGACCTTAACAAATCAGAAATAATTGATTATCTATTAGGATAGGGGAGGAAATGAGATGCTAAAGATATTTTTCAGTACTGGAACAGCATGGACTAAAATGATTGAGGTTGAGGGGTCATCGAAAGATGACCTACTCAGACTAATTGAAGAGTATGTGATGGAGCATGAAGATGAATTTGCTAAATATGATTTCCTGGAACTTTTTAAGAATTATAGTGAGGAAGAAATAGCAGAGCAGTACCTATCCATCAACGGTGGTCAATATTATATTGATAGAATCGAAGCAATCGAGGTGGTGGAAATCAAACCAATCAAACTTTAGGGGGATAAAAAACTATGAATACTTATGAAGAATGCAGAGAATGCAATAAAAAGATGAGCGCTTTTAAAAGGAATCAGATAAAAAAGCAGAGAAGAGAAATGACCGGTATTCTAATCATCATGGTATTGATATTTGGTTATCTGGTTTGGCAGGTCAATAGAAACTTGGAACCAAATGTGATTGAGGCGATTAAACCAGTTTATATTGAAACGATTCAAGAGACTGAGCAATTACATTCATCTTATAATATAATTGGGTCTCACCGCGAAATAGAGGGGTCAGGATATATCTCAGTGGGATTACCTGAAGATGCAGATGGCTCATTCAAAACTTATATGGATTATAAGAAGATTACGGATAAATCATCAAAACAATGGCATCTCCAGCAACTTGCTTATACTGACTCAGAGGGGTTTAGAAAATTCAATGATAGTTATCTTGTGGCGGTAGGTACTTATTATGCTGATGAGGTCGGGAAAGAGTTTAGAGTGACCCTTGATAGCGGGATTGTATTTCATGCTATGGTCGGAGATATTAAGCAAGATATTCATACAGATGCTAATAATCAATATGTAACTATGAATGGCAATATCATGGAATTTATAGTAGATGTTGATAAACTTGATGAATTGACTAAGAAACTTGGTGATGTATCGAACTCAGGACTTGAGGGTTCTATTATTAAGATTGAGGAGGTGGTGAGATGATTGGTGCAATATTAGGAGATATCATAGGGTCAAGGTTTGAGTTCAGACCAACCCTCAATGAGAATTTTGAATTACTCACTCCAAAAAATACCTTTACTGATGATACTATCTTGATGATTGCAGTAGCAGATGCTTTAATAAATAATAAAGATATGGCAGAGACCCTCAAGGAATGGTATTTGAAAGGCGGTGCGAAATGAAGTGTAAGGATTGCAAGTATTTTCACATAAAAGAGCCAACAGGATATTCTGGGGCTTTTTGCGGTCATTGGCTATCTGGTGTAGGAGAAATAAAAAGGGTCATTCGTAAATGTGAATACTATATAAAGAAAGGTGGTGCGGAATGATATATAATGTTGCACCGGAAATTGAAAAATACTTTTTACAACAGTACGAAAAACAAGACATGAGAGTTGTGCCGGGACATTGGCCTCCAATGAAAACGAAAGAAGATGTTGATAGTTGGATTGATGAGTTAGAAACTATTAGAAAAGTATTTGAATGCTTTGGGAGGGGAGCAGAATGATAAACAAGGTAAATAAAAAACATACGTTGCATGGGAGGGAGGAAATAATTATGAAAATAACTGCAACTAAAGTGGCTCAACATCTTGATATCTCAGTATCAACCCTCAATAGTTGGTATAAGTGGTATATGAATGATGAGTTTGACAAACCAAAAGATGTACCTACCTTGCCAAAGTATGAGCAGAATGGGGTCAGAGCAACCAGATATTGGGACTCAAAAGACCTACCACTACTTGAGGAATTCCAGAGATGGGTTCCAAAAGGTAGAGGCGGGTTAATGGGTGCTCATAACGCAAGGTATTGGGGAGACAGAGGAAAGAGAGCCCTTAAGAATAAGAAGATGAAGGACGATTTACAAAAGAGTTAAATATTCTATATAATATTTGATTCCAAATTATAAGGAGGAAAAACAAATGGCAAAGAGAAAACTTGAACAACTGTCATCATTTGATGACCTTGGAGCATCAGCTAAGGAGAAGAGAGCAGAGGAAAGATTAACCGAGCTACTCCCAATCTATCATATGCAAAAGTCAGAAATGGACTCAATTAAGAAAGTGGTAGATAAGGAAAATGCAGAGATTAAAACCCTGATGCGAGCATCTAACCTATCTGAATTTGTAGCGGGAGATATCAAAGCAACTTGCTCAGTATCTGAAAGACAAGATTTCATTGAGGAAGCATTAATTGAAAAGCTCAAAGAGATGAAGGTGAGAGGTATCATCAAGAAAAAGGAATATGTAGATATGGATGCTCTTGAGAATGCAATCTACAATGGAAAGGTAGATGCAGCAGCATTAGCATCATGCCAGACTACAAAAGAAGTAGTAACCCTCAGAGTATCGAAAGTTAAGAAGTAGGTGAGATGGGATGGCAAAACAAAGAAAGTATTTTAGTCAAGCAGTTCCAACTCTAATCAAAGCGACCAGTAGGGTTAGCGTGAAACTCAATGAGAGTTTTTATACATTTGAGTTTCAGGAGGAAAGAGCATTTCCGATTGATTTAGTAGAAGAGGGTCAAATTAATTTTGAGAAAGAAAAAGAAATGCTTTGGGATGAGGTCCATAGTCAAGTAGATAAGCAGGTATCGGATATTGTTTCGATGCTAAAACAAGGAAAATAATGTTTGATTGATTTTGGTCTATCATCTATAATATAGGAGTAATCAGTATTCACGGTACTGATACTAAGTAAATACTGATTACCGTAAGGTATGGGGATAGAGCCGTGAACTCTTGAACCATACTTTTTATATTACTAAAGGAAATAGAAAGTGAGGCAAGGTCAATGGATGAATTAATTCAGAGAAATTATTATGCAGTATTACCTGCTAATGTACGATATGATAAAAATATCACTCCTAATGCTAAACTACTTTATGCTGAGATAACCGCCCTATGTAATGATAAAGGTTATTGTTGGGCAGGAAATGCTTATTTTGCTGAGTTATATGGGGTCACTAAAACCTCAATATCGAATTGGATTTCGAGCCTTCAGAAAAATGGCTACATAGATGTACAGCTCATCTATAAAGAGAATAGCAAGGAAATTCAAAGCCGTCACATCAGCATAGCAAATAATATACCTATACAAGATAATTTGAATACCTATACAAAAAATATTGTAGAGGGTATACAAAAAAACTTCACTGATAATACTAAAATAATTAATACTAAAAAAGATGAAATAATATCTAAAGATATTATTACCCAAAAACAAAAATCTTTAATCCCCAAAGAAACTAAAAAAGCTAAAAAGACCAAAGATATAGTAACCATGAGAAATATGATAAATGCCTTTACTGAGAATGAAAATATTAGGGAAAAGTTACTTGAGTATTTCAATATGAGAGTCAAGAAAGGCCTTCAACCAAATCAATGGAAAATCATTTTAGATGATTTAAGAGATTATGCAGGAGAGAGTGCAAAGGTTGCTATTGATAAAATCAATGGGTCAATAGCAGGTGGTTATATGCAGATTATAGCCCCTTGGGAGAAAGATAAGAAAAACAATTTCGCAAAACCTAAGTTTGATAATACCGCAGGTAGAAAGGCAGAGGCGGTGGTTAATATGAGCAAAGAAGAAAAAGAGCAATTTGAGAAGAGTCTTGCAACAGATGATGATGGCAACTTAATTCAATTTTAGAGGAATGTCTTAATGGATTTGAAGCAAGCAGAAGCTTAATCAGAGAGGTCACAAATATGTTATTGACCAGGTTAAATTATAAATTACCTGTTTTGGTTGATGATATTTTATAAACTCAGGTATTATTCTATATAATATCCGAACAACAATTTATAAAGGGGGCAATAAAGATGAAAAATCATTCGAGAGAAGACTATAAGGAAATTATATTAAATCTGATACCGCAGACTCGAGCAGAGGCCATCCCAGGTCCAGAACTCAGTAGATTGACCCATTTAACTTCCAGAGCGGTCAAAAACTTAATTACAGAGTTGAGAGTTGAGCATCCAATCTGCTCAAAGGAAACCGAGGGTGGTGGATATTGGATGGCAGAGAATGAGCAAGATATCATTGAATTTGTAAAGATGATTGAGCGAAGACGAAATGCTCATAACAAAACAATTGAGGTAATGAGTCATCATATATTCAATGAAAGGAAGTAAATCATGGCATATGAATATATATTTGACGCAGAGAAGTGTTGGTATAATAAAGTATGTAGCAAATATAAAACAGATGATTGCGCCGCAGGATGTATCAGATATATGGAAATGGATTTTCTGATGCAGAATAGTGGGATACCAAGAAACCGACAATATCCGGTATTGCTAACGCCTTCAAAACAAGATATGGATGCTTTTCTAACCCTGAGAGATATTAAGGACGATATCATCAATTTTGTAAAGAATGGCGAGAGCGTTTATATATACAGTGATAATTTTGGAAATGGTAAAACCACTTGGGCTATCAAATTGATGCAGAAGTTTTTCGATGATATATGGGCAGGTAATGGATTTAGATGCAGAGGAATTTTCATCCATGTTCCGACATTTCTTATAAAAATCAAAGAGGGAATTAGTCGTAGGGATGAAGATTTTGAAACATTAAAGAGTCGATTAATGTCAGTTGATTTGGTAATATGGGATGATATAGCAGCAACAAAGCTTGGAGATTTTGACCACGCTAATCTATTAACCTATATTGACCAAAGGAAGCTCAATCAATTATCGAATATCTATACCGGAAATCTTCCACAAGACCAGTTACAAGATGCTCTTGGAAATAGACTTTCGAGCAGGGTCTGGAATGATAGCACGGTGGTCAGATTTGTTGGCGTAGATAGGAGGGGATTGAGATGATAAGTTTGCAGATTCTAAACAAGATAATCAATACTCAGGATATGCAGCTTATAACCAAGAATGCCCTTACCGAGGAATATTTTCAAGGATATGAAACAGAGTTTCGATATATCAAAGAGCATTTTGAAAAGTATGGCAAGGTACCAGATAGAGCAACATTCTTGAGTAAATTTACAGAATTCGATTTGATTGATGTAGATGAGCCAGATAAGTATTTACTTGATGCTTTATATGAAGAGCATCTATATTATAAATCAGTAGAGGTAGTGCAGAAGGTAGCAGACCTGCTCAAAACCAATGCAAATGATGCGGTTGAGTATTTACATTCTCAATTACCTAATCTTGAAATAGCAGCAACTGCTGAGGGTACTGATATCATCTCCGGTGCTCAAGAGAGATATCAAGTATATAAAGATAAGATGAACTCAGAAAATCCCTGGTATATCACCACCGGATTTGAGGAATTAGATTCTATAGTGCATGGTTGGGCAAAAGGAGAAGAGTTAGTAGTTTTATTTGCGAGAACCAATCAAGGCAAATCATGGGTATTGGCAAAGACTTTAACTCATGCTTGGCAGATAGGTAATAGGGTAGGGTATATTAGTCCTGAGATGAGTCCAACAAAGATTGGATATAGGGTTGATACCTTGATGAAAAACTTCTCAAATAACAACTTGGTTTGGGGTCAAGAAGAACCAAATTATGATAAGTATATCGAAGAATTATCAAAGCAGAAAAGACCATTTGTGGTAGCAACTCCTCTTGATTTTCAAAAGAAGATTACCATCACAAAACTAAAACACTTCTGTCAGACCAATAAACTTGACATTCTTGGGATTGATGGCATCACTTATCTGACAGATGAGAGATACAAAAAAGGCGATAACAAAACCGTGACCCTCACCAATATAAGTGAAGATTTATTATCCCTCAGTATTGAGCTTGGTATTCCAATCATAGTGGTGGTGCAATCTAATAGAAGCGGGGTAAAAGATGCAGATGCAGATGGTACTCCAGAATTAGAATCCATCAGAGACTCAGATGGAATAGCACATAACGCAACAAAGGTAATAGCACTCAGACAGACCGGGGCAGGATTGGAATTTGGTATCAAAAAACATCGTGATGGTAAAACCGGAGGAAAATTGATATACTATTGGGATATTGACAGAGGTCAATTTAACTATATTCCATCAGGAGAAGACGCGGTCAGACCAGAGACCAGACAGAAAAAAGCTACCGAAATTAAAGATTCATTTCAAGATGGTACTGATGTATTTTAAGGAAAGGAGGGCAATTAAATGTTTTATGTCAATCGAAATCCTATATTAGCAGATGATTTGGAAGTGCTCAATGAACTCAAGCATCAATTAGCAAGGCGTGGGATATTGAGATTTAATGAATTTAAGGTAGGACCGAGGAATATACAGTTTAATTGCCCTATCCATTCCAATGGTCAAGAGAAGAAACCATCATGTGGTATTAGCACGGTCCCAATCAAAGATATCCCGGCAGGAACCGTCCATTGCTTTACTTGCGGATATACTGCCACTCTTGAAGAAATGATTAGTCACTGTTTTGGCAGAGATGATATGGGCAGTTATGGAAGAGAGTGGTTGATTAAACACTTCCTAACGGTATCCATTGAGAATAGGAAAGACCTATCCCTTGATGTATCAAGAGGGTCAAAAGTTGAGAAGATGAGTTACATAAGTGAGGAAGAGCTGGACTCATATAGATATTATCATCCTTATATGTATAAGCGGAAACTCACAGATGAGGTCATTGAAAAGTTTGATATCGGATACGATGAGCATTTTGAATTAAAGGATAAAGATGGCAAGGTTAAGCAGGTATTGAGATGCTTGACTTTTCCCGTTAGAGATGAGAGAGGCAATACCTTATTTATAGCAAGGCGAAGTGTTGATATCAAGTTTTTCCATTATCCTGAAGGAGCAATCAAACCGGTATATGGATTATATGAATTACCAGATGACGCAGAGGAGGTCATAATATGTGAGTCAATCCTAAATGCTTTGACTTGCTATGTATATGGTAAACCGGCAGTGGCACTCAATGGTCTTGGAACGGAATATCAATATGAGCAACTCAAGAGACTTCCGGCAAGAAAATTTATTATTGCTCTTGACCCCGATGAAGCAGGTCAGAGGGCTACCAGGAAATTGAGGAAAGCTCTTCGAGGTTCTAAACTGGTAACTCAATATGAGATACCGGAAGGAAAAGACCTCAATGATTTGGATGAAAAAGAATTTGAAAACTTGGTGGAAATATTTTGATTTTGGTATTGACTTATATATTAATATGTTATATAATATTCTCAAGAGATGAGAAATCACACTCAAAACACTTTTAAGGAGGAAAAGAAAATGACAAGATTTGTATCCGTAAGAAATGAGCAGGTAGCAGAATTGGTCAGCAGAACAGATGAGAAGGTAGTACTCAAGATGGAAGATGGAAAGGAAAAATCAATCAGTCCCGCTACATTAAAGAGATGGTGGAAAGAGATTGAAGAGCCTCAAACAGAAGAAATCACATCGACAGATGAAGTCGTTGCCGAGGCGGAAGAAATCACTTTAACGGAGGCAGAAATTGAATATGTAGAGCAGGATGCAGCGGTAATTGAGGAAATGACCCAACCAGAGGAAAATGCAGATGAGCAGACCGAGGCAGACCCGGTGATTGAGGAAGAGCCGGTAGCAAAGGTAGAGAAGAAAGCAAAGAAACCAGCTAAGAAAAAGACTGTTGATAACCCACATCCACTGAAAAAGGTAATCGAAGATTTGGCGGCAGAGATTGGAACCGAGGTAACCACAGCAACCGTACCTACATTTAAGAGCCTAAAGGTTGAGGGAAAGAGATATGGAGCATTTACATTTGATGATGACTCAGTAACATTATGGCTTTACTCCGAAGCAATCGAGGGATTGACTGAGTTTAGAAAAATCAACCATATCCTTGATGCAAGAATCAAATTCGAGGAAATGAATGATGAAAATGTATCAAAGGTAAAGCAACTGGTATTGGCATCCTTGGCATTTACAAAAGCTAAGATTGAAGCTAAGAAAACTAAATAACTCACAAAACTAAGGGGGACAATATGATATCAACACTCAAAACACTTTCGACTCTAATAATCAATGAAACATTGGAAATGACATTAGAAGAGATAGCTGTAGCTTATAGGGAAGACTTAAACCCTTCCCTATTGGCAGCAGCATTCGCAAAGACCTATAAACTGATAATCAATATTTCAAATCATTATTATGGGTTGACTCAAGATGATATAGCAAGTTTCTCATTGGAAAAATTAGACTTTTGCTTACAGACTTACAATGATGATAAGGCAGCATTTAGTACTTACTTCTCCGCCAACCTCAGAAATAAGTTCAGAGAGGAAACTCAATATCTCAACACTCAAAAGAGAAAAGTAATGTTTTATTCTGAGAGCTATGATGTAATGGTGGAAAATGGATTTGATTTGGAAAGTCCTGAGCAGATGAGAGAAACGATTGATAACTTAGCATCATATGGATTGACCGAAAAAGAAATGGTATATTGTGACTTAATACTCAAAGATTTTACAAATACAGAAATATCTAAACTATTAGGAGTTAGTGTAATGACCCTTAGCAATATGAGGAAAAAATTAAGGGAAAAATTGATGCCTTTAGCTTTAGAATATTAGAGAAAATTCTATATAATATTCATAGGAGGGATTTTGAATAATGAGGAAGCTAATGCAGAGGTTATCAATTTGGCTGTTTCGAAAGTCGTTTAATTTATACAGAGTCAATGCCAACAGGCTGACTAATATAGAAACTCAAAACCAGAAAGGAGAAAAAAATTATGGCACGTTTTAATGCTCATGAAGTAGACAATTATGGAGGTCAAGTCGGGGGAGGATTTTTCTCACTCAAGAATGACAAAGATGTGGCAACGGTAAGATTTATGTATAACACGATTGATGATGTGGAGGGGTTTGCGGTACATGAAATCGAGGTGGAGGGCAGAAAAAGATATGTAAACTGCTTGAGAGAATACAATCAACCGGTAGATGATTGCCCGCTATGCGCAGCAAAGCAAAGAGTACTTGCAAAGGTATTCGTATATGTATACGATGAAGAGACTCAGGAAGTCAAGATTTGGGATAGAGGAAAGACTTTCTTTAGTAAAATATCAAGTCTTTGTGCAAGATATAATCCATTGGTTTCGACTCCATTTGAGATTGAGAGAAATGGTAAAAAGGGCGATACCAATACCACATATGAAACCTATGCTCTTGCAACTGATGATGTGACTCTTGAAGATTTGCCAGAGGTACCGGAATTGCTTGGAACGCTTATCCTTGATAAGACTTACGAGGAATTGGAATTTTTTCTTGATAATAATTATTTTGAGGAAGATGTAGAAAATGCAGCTCCGCCTCAAAGAAATCCAGGTAGAGATAGAAGACCAGCTCCTCAAGAACCAGAACCAATGACAAGACGCAGAACGCCTGCAAATACAACTCCAGAAAAAGCAACTACCTCACGCCCCGCAGGTAGACGCAGAACATCTGGAACCGCTGAGGATAAGTTTTAATAAATGAGCGGACTATTTAATCTCCCGCCGAGGGCAACTAAAGCGGGAGATTCTCTGTTAGCAAAGAAAGCATCTAAAAAGAACCGAGCTACAGCGGGGATATCAATAAAAGGTGGCGGGGGATTTTTAGAGAGAATTTCGACCATCAATGCAATGGTCAATAAAGTGCTTGGAAAATATCAAGATAGATATGAAGTAATCAGAGATGAAGAATCATTTGAAAAATATATAGATGAGGCAATCAAGGTAGGGTATATTGCTATTGATACTGAGACTAATAGTCTTGACCCTATCACCTGCACTCTTGCAGGATTATGCTTATATGTACCAGGTACCAAAGCAGTTTATATCCCACTCCATCATGTGAGCTATGTAACCGGGGTTGAGATTGAGAACCAGGTACCAGATGAATTTGCAGATAATCAGATGGCAAGAATCAAAGAGGCAGGCGTTAAAGTAATTATGTTCAATGCCAAGTTTGATATCAGGGTAATCAAGAATCAACTTGGAACTGAATTGACCGCTTATTGGGATGGTTATTTAGCAGCAAGACTGCTCAATGAAAATGAGCCAGAAAGTAACCTCAAGGCTCTTCATAAGAAATATTGTATGAGAGGTGAGGGAGATGCGTTTGGGTTTGACTCATTATTCAAAGGAATTCCATTTACTCATATTCCAGTGAATACCGGATATCTATATGCAGCAAGGGATGCAGAAATCACATTTGAGTTATTTGAATTCCAAAGACCATTTCTTACCGAGGGTGACCCGGTTTGTATTGAGAGAGATTTGACGGGACCGGCATTTGTGTTTAATCATATAGAAATGCCACTAATCAATATAGTAGCAGAGATGGAAGATACCGGGGTAGCATTTGATTTTGAATATGCAGAGTCATTGTCAAAGAAATATAATCAAAAGCTCGAAGAGGCGAAAGAGAAATTCTATAGACTCTGTGATGACTTTGGCAAGGATTTAGACGATTATAGAGAGAGAAAAGGAGCAGCAAATAAACTTGAGTATCCAATCAATATCTCAAGTGCTTCACAGCTTGCTATAATGCTTTATGATATACTCAAGATAAAACCGGTTGATAAAGACAAACCGAGAGGGACCGGAGAGGAAATCCTACAAAAAATAGACCATCCGGTGGCAAAAGCAATTTCAGAATATAGAAGTATATCAAAGTTACTTAGTACCTATATTGAGAAAATGCCTGCAATAGCAAATCCAAAGACCAGACGTATCCATGCATCATTTAATCAGATTGGAGCAGATACCGGAAGATTTAGCAGCAGTGACCCTAATATGCAGAACATACCATCACATAATAATGAAATCAGAAAGATGTTCAGAGCGTCAGATGGCTATGTTTTACTATCTTCTGACTACTCAGCTCAAGAACCAAGAATAACCGCTCATATGAGCAAAGATGAAAAGATGATAAAAGCTTACCGGGATGGCAAAGACCTATATGTAGAGATTGCATCAATCGCCTATAACTTACCTTATGATGAGTGTAAAGAATTTAGGGCAGATGGGACTAAAAACTCAAAAGGTAAAGAGAGACGAAACGCAGCAAAGGCAATCGTATTAGGTATCTGTTATGGTAAGGGGGTAGCAGCGATTGGCGAAGACCTTGGGGTATCAAAGAAAAAGGCTCAAGAGATTTACGACAAGGTTATGGTTTCATTTCCGGGACTCAGACAGTTCATGGAAGATAGTGAGAATATGGCAAGAGATTTGGGATATGTAACCACGATTTGGGGTCGGAAAAGACGATTACCAAATATGCAATTACCTCCATATGAATTTAGTTATATTGATGGAGTTCCAGAAGATTTTGACCCTCTATTCGATGATGAGGAAGAGTTTGAAGATGGGGTCATAGAAGTAGATGAGGAAACCAAGCAGAGATATCTCAAACAATTAAATAGGACTTATAGTTGGAAAGAAAAAGAGAATATCAAAGCAAGAGCAAAAGAGCAAGGTATTCTCATCAAAGATAATGGTGGTTATATAGCAGAGGCGACCAGGCAATGCGTCAACAGTCGAATTCAGGGGTCTGCTGCTGACCAAACAAAGCTGGCAATGATTGCTGTAGGCAATGATAAAAAGCTCAAGGATTTAGGGTTTAGATTGTTATTGGCGGTACATGATGAATTGATTGGAGAATGCCCAAAGGAAAATGCCAAAGAGGTAGCAGAGAGATTTTCTCAATTAATGGTTGAGGCGGCAAAAGATTTATCAGTACCAAGTAAGTGTGATGTAGAGATTACCGAGAGATGGTATGGAGAGCCTTTATAGATTGCTTAGAATTTCTATATAATAGTATGAGGTGATAAAAGATGGATTTATATTTGGCAGGCAACACTCGAGGAAATTCAGATTCTTTACTACCGGCCAATTTAATTGGTTTATATAATATTCTCCTTCCTTATGGCCATTCTTATGGGATGAAGGGAGGGGATGAGATAATCGAAATTAAGAAGAATTTTGAATTGTATTCTGCCGGCGAAGGATGGGGAAAGAGCTGTGACTTTCTTTATTCAGAAGGATACGGAAGATTATTGAGTTATATTAATAATCGCCAAAAAGCGGAAAAATATATCTTCAATAAAAGGTGGGATAACTTTATGAGAGATTTCAAGATTTATTTAGCTGGAGATACCAGAGGGTTTCCAGATGCAGTACCAGAAAAGTTGATTAATGATTTTAATATATTACTTTCTTATATTCATCCTGCAGGTCCTAAAGGAGTTGATAAGGTAGGAGAGGTCAAGAGAGCCGCAGTGGTTGATTATATATTGACCGATATGGCAAAGATGACCGAGGAAGAGAGGAAAGCGTTTATGGATTTATATTTTGCAAGTACCGAAAATTTTAGCGATGAAATGAGGGATAAGTATATTATGGATTTATATTTAGTAGGACCGGAAAAAGAAAATATCATGGAAGTGGTGACCGGAGAGGTTAAGGCAAACATGCTTTTCAATTATCTGGAAGGCAAGAAAGCAACTGATAAATACAAAGAGAAGATTAAACCAAAGAAACTATTCATCGACTCAGGAGCGTTCTCAGCATGGACCAGAGGAAAGCAGATTGATGTGGATGAATATATCAACTGGATAAATGAAAGAGCAGATTTTATTGATTTATATGGACAGGTAGATGTAATCCCAGGAGATAGAGTAAAAGGTCATACTCAAGAGCAAGTTGAGGAGGCAGCAAGAGCAACATGGGAGAATTACCTATATATGAGACCAAAGATGAAAAACCCTGATGGTCTACTTTATACATTCCATGTTGGCGAACCATATAACTATTTGAAGGAAGCGCTTGAGTGGACTGATGAAGATGGAAAACATATCCCATATATAGCACTTGGAGGTATGGTCGGAAAACCAACCCCGGTAAAGAAAGCATTTCTTGATGCTTGTTTCAAGATTATTGAGAAATCAAGTAATCCAAATGTCAAGACTCATGCTTTTGGAATGACCTCATTTTCATTACTTGAGCAATATCCAATCACATCAGCAGACTCAACGAGCTGGATAATGACCGGAGCAAATGGAAGCATAATGACTGAGGTAGGAATTATAGCAGTGAGCGACCAGATGGCAAAGTTACCAGAGCATTATTCTCATCTTCCAAAACATCATCAAGATACTTTCAATGAATTGATATCAGAGTTTGGGTTTACCTTGGATGAATTGAGGGGGTCAAGAGATAACCGAATCATGTTTAATGCAAGATATATGAATAAGAAAGCAAATGCTTTACAGTATCGACCAGGTCCTAAAAAACTATCATTATTCTAAGGAGGAAATGAGATGAATGTTTGGACTGATTATAAGAATCATATCTTCAATACTTGGGGTATTAAGACCATTGATAGCAGCAAGGAATTTAAGGAGATAGCAGCAGAGCATAACCTATTAATTTGCACCGGGTGCTCAGCTCAGAAAAAAGATGATGGTGGTTACTATAAACCATCTGAATTATATCTTGGGTCAAAGAATATCAATTTCTATAGAATGATGATTTCTAATAAATATGATTTTGGAACCCTCAGTGATTTGCATGGTTTATGTCTTGAGGATGAGTTATATACCGACTATGATGTTCATCCATCTAAACTGACTGATGGTGATTTTAAGAAGTTGGGAGAGGGTATCAGAGAGAAGATGGATAAGAAAGGGTATAATGCAATACTCTATTATAACCCATCACCAATTATGGGTAGCCCGTATTTCAAGATGTTATCTCATTTAGGACTACCGGTTTATTATTTCACTAAATTAGATATCACAGCAAAGAAAATCAGTTTATTTTAGGAGGAAAGCAAATTGAAATAAAATCCTTTACAGATTGATGAGATATTCTATATAATAGATGAGCATCAATAAGTAAAAAATAAGAGGTCGCAAGACCCTTTATATAGATACTAAAAATCAGGTAAAAAGAAGAAAGTGAGGAAACCACAATATGAAAAAAAACCATAATATTAGTTTTCTACAATTATATCTAACACTATTATTCGTGGTAAGTTTATTAATTAGTAATATAATAGCATCAAAGCAGGTTTTACTACCATTTGGTATCGTAATGACCGGGGCAGTATTCATCTTCCCCATAACCTATATCCTATCAGATTTATTCTCCGAGGTATATGGATATAGATGGAGTCGATTAACTTGTTATATGGGATTTGCAGCTAACCTGTTTATGGTAATTGTATTCAGCTTAGTTATCATAACCCCGGCGCCTTCGTTTTGGACTAATCAAGAAGCTTTCCAAACAGTATTGGGAAACACCCCAAGAATCTTATTCGCATCACTGTCAGCATTTATGATTGGAGACCTCATTAACGATAGAGTGTTTAAGAAAATGAAAGAGAAGCATCCAACAGACCATAAGGGCTTTGGATGGAGAGCTATCATATCAAGTTTTGCGGGAGAAGTAATAGATAGTTTAATTTTCCTACCAATAGCTTTCTTAGGGCAAATGCCGATAAATAGTTTAGTAGTAATGCTGATTATGCAGGTATTAATCAAAACGGGATATGAAATTATAATCCTACCAATAACATATAAAGTTGTTCATATTGTTTCAGAATATGAAAAAAGGCAACCAACCGAACCGAAAACCATTTATAGTTATGATAATAAACAAATACAAAAATAAAGAGGAGGAAACAAACTATGAAGCTCACGCTTAAAACACTCAAATTGCAGGAGATGGTATCAAAAGCAATCAAAGGGGCATCTAATAATAAGATGATTCCAATCACATCACTAATGGCAATCCAATGGCAGGATGGGGTCTTGACCCTCATCACCACAGATGCTGCCAATATCCTTAAAATCATTGATAAGGTTGAGGGAGAGGAATTCTATGTAGTGGTGCAGTCGGAGCTGTTCAGCAAATTGGTGGCAAAGACAACGACTGAGACAATTACGCTGACATTAAAAGAGAGTAGCTTGGAAGTAAAAGGAAATGGTACCTATAATATCGAACTTCCACTTGATGAGGAAGGTCAGTTGATTAAGTTTCCAGATTACAAATTCGACCATAAGAAAGCAGAGAAATCTGTAATCAATCTATCAACCATCAAGACAATCCTAAACGCCAATAAAGCGGCAGTGGCAGAGACTATGGAAGTCCCTTGCTTGACTGGATATTATTTTGATGATAAGGTAATCACCACCGATACCTTCAAGGTATGTAGTAATGAGGTTAAGGTCCTCCCACGTAAGATATTGCTTCCAACTGATTTGGTTGAGCTATTATCCATCATGGATGAGGAAAAAGTTACAGCAGAGATTGTCAAGAATAAAATCCTATTTACTACAAACAATGTGGTCCTTTATGGGTCAGAGCTTGATGGCATCGAAGATTATCCGGTGGAAGCAATCGAGGCATATATATTGACTGAGTTTGATAGTGTATGCAAATTGCCAAAGGGAGCATTGCTAAATGTACTCGATAGACTTTCTCTATTCGTAAGCGAATATGATAAGAATGGGGTTTATCTCACATTTACCGTTGATGGTGTAATATTTAGTAGCAAGAGGAGTAATGGTACCGAACTTATCAAATATCAAGAGAGTAAGAACTTCAAAGCATTTACATGCTGCGCAGATATCGAGCTTCTTAAATCTCAAGTATCAGCTCAAGAGGGCGAAGTAGTTGAGATGTGGTATGGACATGAGCAAGCAATAAAAATGGTATCCGGAAAAATAACTCAGATTGTGGCACTGTTAGAGGATGACAGAGCAATGAATAATGGCGAAACGTCAGAGTCTTAAAAATGTATTTAAGCTGATAGAGGCAGCCACAAATGAAATGCCAGTCAATGAGCAATTTGTGGCTGACCTCAAAGCAGCTATTGAAAAACAGCACTCGATAGATGGAAGGACTCCTTCGAAAAGTTATAAACCATCCTCAATGACTTGTATAAGGAATATGTACTTCCAAGTAACCGGGGCTGACCCTGACGAGCAGAGAGCAAATGCTACTCTTGTAGGAATCGCACAATCCGGTAGTGACCGGCATGAGAGATTACAGGAAGCGGTAACCCATATGAAAGATTTTGGGATGGATTGCGAGTATATTGATGTAGCGAAATTTGTTAAGATGAGAGGTCTGAATTATTTAGAAATAGTCAAGCAGCAGGGATATGAAACCAAATTATATCACAAAGACCTCAATATCAGTTTCCTATGTGATGGAATCATCAAGTACAAAAATCAATATTACATTCTTGAGATTAAGACCGAAACAATCTATAAATGGCAGAATAGGTCAGGAGTAGCGGAAGAGCATATCCCGCAGGGTATTGCATATGCTACCTGCCTTGGTATTAATCAGATAATGTTTCTATATGAGAACCGAGACAATTGTGATAAAAAAGCATATATTTTAGAAGTCACTGATGATATGAAATACGACTTGATAATATCTAAAATTGAGGAATGTGATACCTATGTGAGGAAATTGACCCCACCGCCCATTCCTGCTGATATCACAAAAAAGATTTGTCAATACTGCAATTACAAGACTGAGTGTAGGAAGGTAGGTAACTGATGGGAGTGAGCAGAGGGAAACAATTTGAAGAGGCGATAAAAAAAGCATTCTTAAAACATCCTGATATCTCACTTGACCGCTTTCCAGACCCAATGGCGGGGTATGCCGGGATTAGAAATATATGTGACTTTGGAGTATATAGATTACCATATCAATATTATTTTGAGTGCAAAGCATTTTCCGGTAATACCCTCAATTTTACCTCAGCAATTACAAAAGACCAGTGGGATGGATTGGTAGAAAAATCTAAAATACCAGGAGTAGTAGCAGGAATCATTGTTTGGTTTATCGAGCATGACATCACTACTTTTGTACCAATCCAGGAACTAAAGAGAATCAGAGATGCAGGAGCAAAGTCATTAAATGTTAAATATTTAGCAATAGGAAACCCATTGAATGATGACCAGGTACTAAATATTAGGATATCAGGGAGAAAGAAAAGGATATTATTTGACTATGACGCAAAGACTTTTCTTGATAATCTTGACCAATGGGCAGGAAAGAAATGGGGAAAAGAGGTGGCAGAGGCATGGCGAAGATATCTGAATCAGCATTAAGTGGTGATATTGATGCCGGTAAGGTAAGGAGTCTACAAAAGAGGATTGATGAAAATAGTGACTTGGTGAACTCAATCGTAAATAGATTGGTATCAGAATATTGTAGGTCACTTGATGAGTATATGCAATTCATCAGAAATATCCTTAATGACACCGCAAATCCGCCTACTGACCGGGAGCTTGATGATTTCGCCCTTAATATACCGGTATTGATTTATTTCACCGGAGAGGCTCAGGAGGCATTGGGTATTAAGGAAGATGTGGCAAAAGCAGTCAAGCAAGAGCTATACAATGAAGTCTATGATAAAGCAAGCGGGACGATAGCAGATAAAACAGCAGCGGCAGAGCTTGCCACGCAGAATGAGTATATAGCTCACATTGCATACCAGAGAGCATATAAAAAAGTAAAACTCAGAATGGAAGCAGCAAATGAGACCTTGCAGAGTATCAAGAAAATCATATCAAGACGAATGGTTGAGTATGAGGTCGCAAGAGTTGACCCTGGTAGAGTAGGAGGACAATGATGGGAAAGTTAGATATATTAATCAAAGATTTTAATAAGCAATATAAAGAAGAGATTGTGGCAAGAGGTATCCCACTTATACAGACTCAAAAGATACCATTCAGTAGTCCCCGAGCAAATTACATGCTATATGGTGGATTACCGAGAGGGAGAATCATTGAGTTTGCAGGGGAGGAAAATGGTGGTAAAACCACTACTGCTCTTGATATTGTAGCAAATGCTCAACCCTTATTTGATGAGGAATGGGAGCAGGAAATCAAAGACCTGGAAGCAATAGATAAGAGGAAAAAAGAGCAGCAGGCAAGACTTGATTATCTCAAAGCAAGGGGTCCAAAGCAAGTGGTATATGCAGATTGTGAGAATACTCTTGATGAGGATTGGGCAAGAAATCTTGGGGTTGATACTGACAAGATGGTACTATTGAAACCTCAAAGTCAGACGGCAGAGCAGATATTCGAGATGTTACTGCAAATGATGGAGACTGATGAAGTTGGATTGGTGGTTATTGATAGTCTTGGGGTTATGTTATCAGCTCAAGCATATGAAAAGACCATGGAAGAAAAGACTTATGGTGGTATTGCAGCGGCATTGACTCTATTTAGTAAAAAGGCAGAGCTATTATGTAACAAGTATAATTGCACTCTCATTGGTATAAACCAGATGAGAGAGAATATGAATAGTCCTTATGGCGGGATGATTACAACCGGTGGTAAGGGATGGAAACATAATTGTAGTATCAGATTGATGTTCCAAAAGGGGTCCTATATTGATGAAAGAGGAAATGAAATCAAGAGGAGTGCAGAGACCCCGGCAGGAAATCAGGTCTTGATAAATGTAGTAAAGACTAAAGTTTGTAAACCAGATAGAAGGGTCGGATATTATACCCTCAATTATGAAACCGGTATTGACAAGATAGCGGATACCATAGAGGTGGCATTAAAATATGGGATTATCAATCAAGCAGGAGCATGGTTTAATTTTGTAGATATTGAGACTGGAGAGATAATCACAGATGAAGAGGGAGAAATCATCAAGGTACAAGGTAAACCAAATTTGATTGAGTATCTTCAAAACAACCCTCATCTATATAATGAGATATCTGAAAAGGTATCAGAGTTGATTTCAGCTAAATAAATTGAGGGGCGAAAAGCCCTTCTTTTTTTTACCTTTTTGTAACATTGGTATTGACTTATCCATTAATATGTTATATAATATTATTAAGAGATAAGAAATAAAACAACTAACAAAACTCAAGGAGGTCAAAACCATGATAACTCAGAAATTTAACGAAGAAAGAACATTTGGAATCGAAATCGAATTTACAACAGCATCAAGAGAGACCGTAGCAAGTTTGATGAAACAAAAAGGATTGTTGGCAGAGGTTGAGGGATACAATCACTTCACAAGACGTCATTGGAAAGTAATTACTGACAGCAGCTGCGAATTTGAATTAGTTAGCCCGATATTGAAGGGCAGAGAAGGTTTAAGACAACTAAAAGTAGCATGCGACGCATTGAAAGAAGCAGGAGCAAAAATTGATAGAAGATGCGGATTACATGTGCATCACGATATCAATGATTTAGATGCAAAGCAAGTAGCAAATATCTACGCTCTTTACATTAAATTGGAAAAGACAATCGACACATTTTTACCAAAGAGCAGAAGAGGAAATAATAACTTCTATTGTAATAGTTTATTCACAGGAACAAATCAACAGAGAGTATTAGATAAACTAAGAGAAGTTAAAACAATGGAAGATATCAGTAATATATTTAGAACCAGATATCTCAAACTAAATTTTCAATCATATGTAAAATATGGGACAATCGAATTTAGACAGCATAGTGGAACAATCGAATTTGAGAAAATGTATAACTGGATTTTATTGACCCAGCAGATGGTAGAAGCAGGCAAGACTCCAGTACAAAAGACCTATAATGAAAAGACCGATACAATCCAAAGTCTCAGAAACAAATTAGGATTGATAGCAGCATTGGGAGCAGATGAAGAGATAGTGCAAATGCTCAAATGGTACAGACGCAGAGTAAAGCAATTAGCAGCAGCATAAATCAAATAGGATGAGCTAACGACCTAACGGGCAACTATAAAATATTAGGAGGAAAAGAAAATGATGAAAATTACACTTGGTGATGGTAGCATATATATAGGAGCAAATGAGCAGGAATTGATAATGCAACTTAAATTGGAAGACTGGACAAGATATAATAACCCCGTGGAATATAAAGAGAATATCGTAAGGCGAGTAGCGAACTTTAATGGTGAGAAAATCAGCTACTCAAGCGATTTCGAATTCTTGAGAGAGCTTCAGAGGGTAGGATTTATCAAAAATATTGAGAAGATATAAACAAAAGTCTTGACTTATTAATAAATATGTTATATAATATTATTAAGAGATAGGGATTTCACCCATCTCCCAAAACTCATAAAACTCAGGAGGTAACAAAGATGAAAAAGTACGCAGTGATTTACAGAGGTAAAAAAGTAGACGAGATAATGGCAGAGAGTCATTGGGACGCAGTGGTCGAAGCTGATAAAAGAGGATACTCAATCACAATGGTAGATATAGTGGAGGTGAGATAATGACAGCAGCATATAGAGAGAGCAAAGGCCGATTCATCTTCCACAACGAAAATCCAAAAGGGTCATTAAAGGCAAATGATTGCGTAATCAGAGCAATAGCAAAAGCAACCGGAAAGACTTGGGAGGAAACTTATCACGGATTATGTTTGGTGGGACTCAGTATCAAAGACACTCCCAGTGCAACTCCAACCTATAAGCAATATCTAAAGCAAGAGGGATATCAGATGGAGAAGCAACCGAGGAAGTCAGATAACACCAAATATACCGCAGAGCAATTCGCTAAGAAATATAGCAAAGGGACTTACATCATATCCCTGGCGAATCATCTATCAATGGTGCAAGATGGCAAGATATATGATACCTGGAATTGTAGTCACAAATGCGTAGGAAATTATTGGGAGGTGAGATAAGTGCTAAACCTACTAAAGGATTATAAAGGAGCGGTAGAGGTTAATGGTCAATCATTTGATAGCCTTGACTCCGCCCTCAAGGGACTAAAGAATTTTGATGGTCAACTTACCATAGTATTAAATAAAGGAGCAGGAGAGCGAGTCTCCCAAGTATCTCAGCAGGTCGAGGGAGATAAGATATATAGAATCAAGGTCAGACAATATATGACTAAACCATCAACTCCCGAATTTGATTTCCATGATAAATGGAATAATGGAATCCCGATGCCAATGAGAATCATGGTTGGCAAGAAACTCAAGGAAACCAGAGGCATGGTACAGATGGAATTGTGGGGAGAGATTACGGAAGAGGTAACAACCCACTGCATGAGATGTGGGAGGACCTTGACCAATCCAGTAAGTAAATACTTTGGTATCGGACCAGAGTGTGGTAATCATGGATACAATAACCCATTTGAAACAGATGAAGAGCTTAAAGCGGCTGTTAAGGATATGCAGGAGCAGCTGAAAGAAATCAAATGGACTGGCTGGATTATCAAAAGCGCTATTGAGGAAGAAGTATATTTAGAAGATAGGAGGATGGATTAATGGAAAAGCATTATTGTGAAAACTGTGGTAAGCTACAGACAGAAGCAGAGTATTTAGTAGGTCAGTGTAATGATTGCGACCCATTTGAAGACCCTGAACTGTTGGAAGAATTATTTGGTGAAGCGGAATACTTAGAGGAGGAAGTATAATGAAAACAGGAGTTACTAAGAAACAGTTAGTCAAGAGCTTAGGGGAAACCCTAAGCCTGACCCGCGAAGGTATAAGCCATTTGGAATTAAAGGATAATGATACAGTCATAATACATTGGAATCATGGATACCAAAGAGAAGTTAACATAGCATGTGATAGTGGATTAGCCATCATAGAAGATGTTGTAAAGAGTATCGAATATTAAGAAAAATTCTATATAATAAGTCAAGGCAGGTAACCACTCTTGCCTAACTCATAAAACTTTAAGGAGGGCAAATAATGGAACAGTTATTATTTATCTTAGTTGCAAACTTACCAATATTATTGGTTGCTGCATACATAGAAAAAAATAAATGGTTTTAGGGTTTATTAGGACAATATATAAAAAGGATTTAGGAGGTTAGAAAATGAAACAACTAAAAAATATAAAAGCATTTACTAAAACAGAACTAAACAAACTAATAAAATGGAGCAGTAGCAGATATAACGACTATAAAAAAGTTGATGTAGTAAATGACATTTTAAAAATTATTGATTCAGGACAAGACGCAGAAAAAGAATATACAACAGGCTCATATTGTGAAAAAGGCACTTTAGGAATGAGAAGCGGTTCAAATTATGGAATGACATACAAATTAAAAACTGAAAATGTAGGTTGTATATGTTATGTAGACTTGACTTTACCATCAGGTGAAGTTGTTTCAAAGTTACATATAAATATAAATTAATAAGGGTTTACCAGATATAAAAATAATAGGAGGTTAAAAATGAAAGATTACATAGAACGAAGGGCCATGGAGATTGCGGAATATATTATAAGTACTCAATCCACCGTAAGACAGACGGCTAAAAAATTCGGCGTCAGCAAAAGCACAGTTCATAAGGATGTAACAGAGCGTCTTCCCAAACTGAACCCTCCAGCTGCAAACGAAGTAAAAAAAGTTTTGCTTAAAAATAAGTCTGAAAGACATATTAGGGGAGGTAAAGCTACTCGCTTAAAATATAAAGAAGCACATGAGCATGAAAAAGCTCAGCAACTATTAAATATAGCAGGTCAGAAAGGAGTTATCGATAACATTGAACACAAGAAAG